GGAGCTTTCAATGCTGTAATGGCTATAAACCCATTTGTTGCTCTTGGTATAGCGATCGCAGCCATTGTTGCTGGTTTAGTTTATTTCTTCACTCAAACAGAAACAGGGAAAAAGGCTTGGGCTAGTTTTGTAGACTTCTTAAAGAGTGCATGGGACGGAATAGTTTCATTCTTTAGCGGTATTGGTCAATGGTTTGCTGATATATGGAACGGAGCAGTTGACGGAGCTAAAGGTATATGGCAAGGCTTAGTTGATTGGTTCAGCGGAGTTGTGCAAGGTATTCAAAATATTTGGAACGGAATAACAGGGTTCTTTACAAACTTATGGACGACTGTTGTTACTGGAATTCAAACAGCATGGGCAGGAGTTACAGGGTTCTTCACAAGGCTATGGGACGGAATAGTAAATATCGTTACAACTGTATTTACAACTATCGCAACTTTAGTAACAGGAGCTTATAACTGGTTCGTTAAAACTTTTCAGCCTTTAATTAGTTTTTATCAATCTATATTTGGTTTAATTGGTTCGATAATTAACTTAGCTTTTCAACTTATCTTGGCTGTGATTCGTGGCGCTTATAAATCAGTTCTTGACGCATGGCAAGGCCTATCAGCTTGGTTTAGCGGAATATTTAACGCTGTTAGGTCAGTAGTTTCAACAGTATTTAGTGCTATTGGTGGCTTTGCTGTTTCAACCTGGAACGTAGTTATGTCAGTATGGAGTGCTATTTCTGGTTTCTTTAGTAGCATATTTAATGTTGTAAAAGGAGTTGTATTTAGTGCTTTTAGCGCAATCGGAAGTTTTGCTTCTAGTGCTTGGGGAGTAGTTTCATCAATATGGAGTGTAGTTTCAGGCTTCTTTAGTGGCATATTTAACTTTGTTCGTAGCGTTGTTAGTGGAGCATTTAGTGCTATTGGTGGCTTTGCTTCAAGCGCTTGGTCAAGAATTTCAGGTGTGTTTAGTGGGGTAGGTAGCTTCTTTAGTGGAGTGTTCAATGGTGCAAGAAACGCAGTTAGTGGAGTGTTCGGCGCCTTTGGTGGGTTCGCTTCTAATGCTTACAATGCAATAACAGGAGTATTTAATGGGCTTGGTGGTTTCTTTAGTAGAATATTCGGAGGAATCAAGAACACGATAGACAGCGTTCTGGGTGGTGTAACAAATACAATTAACAATATATCAGGAGCTATTAATGGTATTGCTGGAAAACTTGGAGGACTGTTCAAAGGTTCTATGGTAGTAGGCTTAACAGATGTTAACTTATCTTCTAGCGGTTACGGTTTAAGCACTAATAGCGTATCAAGCGACAATAGAACGTATAACACATTTAACGTACAAGGCGGTGCTGGTCAAGACGTTTCTAACTTAGCACGTGCAATCAGACGAGAATTTGAACTAGGGAGGGCTTAATGGTAAGACAGTACAAAATACATACCAACTTAGACGGAACAGGTGACAAAGTTTGGGACGTTACAAACGGAAAAGTTAGATTTTACCAGCCCTCTAATTTAGGGTTACAATCAACTAATAATATTTGGCAAAGTAATGGTGTTGGAGTAATGGGAACACGCTCAATCACTCAACCACAAATAGAGTTTAAGCTAGAAACGTTTGGCGAAAGTTTAGAAGAAAACTATCAATTAATGAAAGACTTCGTAAATGATATTATTAGCAAAAAATTCGTTACACTTGAATATCAAACAGAAATTTTTCAGGTATATGCTGACTTAGCTTTAGCAGAGGTCACTAAAACAGAGGGCTATGGCAAAAACGGAACTTTCAGCGAAAAGATAACTTTTGATGTAATCACAAAGTGGTATACTTACGAAAATTTAACTTTTGACAAAATACAAAATGGTAAAGTTATTGCTGGTAAGTCTAAAGTTTACGGAGGAATAGCTCAAGGAAATTATAAATATGTCAAAGGGACTTCTTACACTTACTACGGAGAAACAAATATAGACCGTTTAAGTCGTTGGGAAATAAAAGAAGAAATATTTAGTTTTATAGGAATACTACATCAAAATCTTTATAGTAAACCAACTGGCGTTAGATTTTTAGACACCACTGGAAATGAATATACTGCAATTATATTTAATATGACAGATAAACAAAGTTATATTTTAATTAATACAGATGTAAATGATGAAATTTATCAAGGGTGGTCAGGACCAGTTCCATTAAATTTATTTCCTGCACTTGATTTTGAGCGGTATAGAACGCGTATATTCAAAGAGGGTCAAATGGAACTGGTCAATTTAAGTAAGGCAGAATTTAAAGTTAAGAGAAAGGCGGACTTCGTTTAATGTTAGAAGCTAATGTTTATGATAACTTTAATCCGAACTACTATAATCTTGCCTTTAGCCTGCCTAATGGTAAAAGAGAAACGAGAGGTCTACCAATACCAAAGGCAAGATGTCAAGTTATTAACTATGAGTTATGGGAAACGGGTTATCTTTATACTTCATCAGCTACGTTGACCGTTTCGGTAGAAGTTGGGGATATTGTTCAAATTCTTTTTCCTGAAGTTGTTCCAATTGAGGTGACGCTAGGTAAAAAAAGAAACTTAAACTTAGATATGGTTTATCTTGTGACAAGCGTAGATGAAAATAATAAAGCTACGTTAAAGAACTATTTTTGGGCAATGATTGAAAGTCTTGATGTTCCGAATGCAATAACTAAAACGACAAACTCCGCTATCATTGATTATCTAATTGACCCTAATAAAAATAATTTAATGAGTTATGGTTACTTCTTTAATTCAAGTATTTTCGCTGGAAAGGCTACAATCAATCGAAAAGCGGAAACTTCATCAGCTCATGACGTAGCTAGAAGGATATTTTCTAAGGTTCAATTTCAACCAACCACAACTATTCAGCATTCCCCTTCAGTAGAAGACCCTAGAACTTTATTATTTATTAACTTTACTTCTAGGAAATGGGATAGAAGTAGAATCACGACAAGAGTAGATATTAAGCAAAATGTGACAATGGACACAGAAACAATAGTAGAACGTTCGGCTTATAATTTTGCTGTTGTATTCGTTAAAAATAAGGAAACAGACGACTATACAGACCCCCCTAAAATGTACACAGCAAAAAATAACGGCGATGTCATTGATTATAGCACTTATCACGGAGACGGAACGGACTTGCCAGAAGTAAGAACTGCAAAAACATTATTTTATGATAGAGATGACCACGGAAACCCTCCTGATATGTCTACTATTAAGGCTGAAATTTCTCCCTCTACAATTGTCACAAGGTTAATCTTTAATCAAAATGAGCTTTTACCTTTATATGTTAATGACTTGGTAGATATATGGTATGAAGGTAAATTATATTCAGGATATATAGCTGACAGAGTTAAAACAGAGTTCAATGATAGACTTATCTTTGTAGAAAGTGGAGACAAACCAAATGTTATATGAGTATGTAGCTACTTATGGTGACAAATATAGAATAGATAGCTTTAAAGGGCATAGAGAACTTCGTAAAGACCACTTAGAACTTTTGCCAGCTAAAGTATACTATAATAGCAAAAACACGCTTAGAATCGAAACTGCGCTATTGTATGAGATAGGTCAATTTGTATCAATTGGTGGTTATCCTTATGGTGGTAGAAAATTTAGATTATTAGAGCTATCAATTACTGATAACCCAGTTTTAGATAAAGCAAAGATAATTTCAAGAAAGGTTAAAAATGACAATTAAAAACTTCACATTTTTCAGTCCAAATGGGACAGAGTTTCCAGTCGGTTCTAACAATGACGCAAAGTTATACATGATGTTGACTGGAATGGATTATAAAACAATCAGGCGCAAAGACTGGTTAACCCCAACCAATTCAGGCCTTAATGTAATTTATAACAATACTTCGATTATTGCTGGAGGAAGATATTTTGAACTATCATTTGAAACAGTAGCTTTGAATGCTAATTCCGTAAACTATATTCATGCAAATATTGACTTAACACAAACAACTCGACCTGTCAGCTTATCAGCCGAAAAATCAGATAATAGCAACAGTGTTGACTTGAATAATGCTTTAGGAGTGCTGAAAGTCTTAATTGATATTAGAACAACTAACGGAACAGATGTCACTCTTCAAGAAGCACCTGATAACGTAACATATTTAGATAAAGCTGTTATAAATAGCATTATATCTTCCAGTACGGTTGATTCTGGTCAAGTCAAAACAGCAACGATTAATACAGGTTACGGACGAAGTGCTGTCATAACTAGAATTGGAAACACAGTTACAATTACAAGTCAAAGCCAGTATTCTTCTGAACCAGCTAACGGTTCATGGGAGAGAGGAGTTAGTACATTGCCAGTAGGTTTTCGCCCAGCAACGGAAACATTAATTTATAACCATGATTTAACTAACCCTTCGAAATTTTCTTGGAATTTACTACACACAAATGGGGTTATTGATTTGTTTAGCAATGGGAATATAAAAACAACTGATTATATATTAACTAGCGGACAATTTTGGATAACTAAAGATAAGCTGCCAGAATAAACAAAATAACAAAAATAGAAAGCAAAATAAAATGGTAACTAGAATGATTTTAATAACTATCTTGATTTTGGCGATTCTTTTCGCTACGTGGGTCAAAGATAGAGAAGAAATGAACCCACCTTTCAAACGTAGACTTGTGATTGATTTGACGGTTGTCTTCTCGCTATGGGTTTTGTATGCAGTCTTTTACTTTACTCAAACGCCTTCAACTTCTGATATTGCTAAAACTGTGATTGATGTAGCTTTGTTGTACTTTGTAGGACAGTTTATTTATTTAATCGCAAAAATTAGCCCTATGTTTGACGGTTTGGTTAAACTTATGAAAAAGAATGGTGTAAGTGTTCCTGAAGCGGAAGAAGAACAAACGGAGGATAAAAAAGAATGAATATAACTAATGCTGGTGTACGTGGGCATAATCCTACTGGGGTTGTAATTCACAATGACGCTGGTTCAAACGGTGCTAATACTGGTTTCTATAATAACTGGCTACCTACTCATAACCCTGAAAATGGCTTTGCTCATGTTTATATCGCTTCGGACGGACGATTACAGGCTTCTGACTTTAGTAATATGGCATGGCATTGTGCTAACTCATACGGTAATGCAAATTACGCAAGTTGGGAAGTATGCCAATCAGAGGGCGATTTAACCCAGTTCTTGAGAAATGAGCAAGCGGTACTAGATGACGTTGCTAAGTACATGAAACAATGGGGACTAACTCCTAATCATGATACTGTGAAGCTACATCAGGAGTTATCATCTACTTCATGCCCTAGACGTTCCGTAGAGGCACATGGTGGCACGGTAGAAAGCTGTCGCTCATACTTTATCGCAGAACTAAATAAACGCCTTACAGGACAAACTAGCGTAACAGTAAACAACAACACAACAAATAATACAGATTTAGAGGACGACGAATTAATGAAATTTACATATCAAGTTAATGCAAAAAATGGAAAACCTGCTGGCGGAGTATACTACTTCAACGGAACAAAAGTAATTGGTTTAACTAATGGCGACCAATTGAATATCGTTAAACAAATTTATAAAGAAACAACAGGCAAAGACCTTAAACATTATGTTTGGAGTGAGGCCGCGCCTTGGCACGTGCGCTTTTTACAAGCTAATAACATTAAAGTTGAAATGGCTCCATACAAATAAAAAA